GTGCTGGGCCGATTGGCGATTGACGCTTCCGAACAGGGCCATGGCCTCGGCCGCGCGCTTTTGCGCGATGCGGTGCTGCGGATCACGGCGGCGGCGCATGAGGTGGGCATTGCGGCCATTCTGGTGCATGCGTTGAACGATCGCGCGAAGGCCTTTTACCTCGATGCGGGGTTTTCCGAGACGGCGGTGGAGCCGATGACGCTGTTCCTGCGGATCAAGGACGCCAAAGCGCTCTTGGGTGAGGGGTGATCTTCACCGCCGGATCTCGATGAGCGGGATGGAGGTGATCGACCCGAGCCGCTCAAGGTCGAGGGTGACGTCGAGCGTGTCGGTGTCAAACCGCACCGGCACGTCAAAAGCAAAGCCTGCGGTGATGATCACCCCGGCTGCGGGCGGTTCGGCGAAGCTGACCACGCCGGTGTCGGTATCGACGCTCCATCCGGTGATCAGCTCGGTGCCGTCCAGCATCACCCGCACTGAGGCCGGGACTGGTTTTGTGATGCTGCGCGCCCAGCTTTGCGCGCCCGAGATATAGCGTTTGATCAGCTGGAAGGTCGTGGCGAGACCATCACCCAGACCGATCTGCTGATCGGCGGGCGTGTCTTGTTGCGAGGGCAGCCCGCTTTTGTAATCGGCCCAATCCTTGAAGCGAAACCCGTGCAGGCGGCCGCCTCTCGCCTCGAAGAACGCGACCACCGCCGCCAGATCATCGGCGCGGCGGATGCCGTAGGCCACATCATAACGGCGGCGCGAATTGGCCCAGCTGGCGTTGCGCTCCTCGTCACCTGAAGCCAGTTCCACCACCTGCGTGCGCCGTTCTGGCCCGCCGCGCGCCCCGCGGCTGATGTTGTCGGGAAACCGCACCTCGTGAAACGCCATCATATGCCCCTCTGGCCCAGCGACACCGCGCGGGCAATGTCGGCGGCGACCTGTGTTCTGGACTGCCGGAAGCTGTCGGTATCGCGGGCATTGATGGTGACATTGACGGCGGGTGCTGCGGACTGGCCTTGGCCAAAGCCAGCCGCCTCTCGACGCGACAGCACCCGTTCGCCGCGTTGCAGGATCGCCGGAACCTCGTCCGGGCGCAGCCCGGCAAAGCCACCCGAATGCATGCGCGGCGCATTGGCAAAGGCCAGCGCTGGCACCATGCGACCGGTGCCCGGCGATCCGACCACGCCGCCTGCGTGCAGGATACTGGCAAACAAGCCGCCCGCACCGCCCAACGCGCCGGAGAGCGCATTGGCGATCGGCCCCAGGATAAATCGCCGCGCCGCCAGCTTGGCCAGATCGGCGATCATGGAAGTGACCAGATCGCCGAAGTCGAGCTTGCCGGTCTTCACAAACTCACCCACCGCGTTCTCGGCGCTCTGGAAGGCTCCGACCAGCGTGCTCCCGATATCGCCCCCGATGTCGCGGGCCTTGGCAGCATAGTCGGCCAGTGTGGCGGTGACGGTGGCCCAGCCGGTCAGGGCGGTTTTTGCGCCCTCGGCGGTCGCTGTCCCGGCGGCCCGGCCAGCCGCCCCGGCACCCCCGGCGGCACGGCGCGTGCTTTCAAGTTCCTCGCTCAGCTTAGCGGCGGCGGCATCGGCTTTGGCCAGTGAGGCCTCTGCCTCCGCCCCGCTGCCGGTCATGGCATCGCGCAGCGCCTGCAAACTGGCGAGCGGCCGACCGGCGGCATCGGCGAGCATGCCCGCCGCCTCGCGAAACCCATCGGCGCGGGCGCGGGCATCCTCGGCCATCGCGCCGAGGCCAAGGTCTGGTGGGTCCAGGAAGCTGCGCGACAGCGCGGCAGAGAAGGCATCGGCTGCGGCAGTGCCAGCGGCTGTCGCGGCGCCCTCGAACGGGTTGCCGATCCGGCCCAGTCCCACCGGGTCGAGCGTGCCGATCCGCACACCGCCCTCGCCGGTCGCCCATTCCGGCAGCAGCGCCAGCGCCGCGTTAAGCCCTTCGATGAAGCGGTTGATGCGGGTGACGACACCATTCAGCATCGCCTCGACACCGGAGATCAACCCGTTTGCCGCCTGAAACGCGAAGTCGCCGATGGTACCGGGCAGTCCGCCCCAGATCGCCACGGCGGCATCAAAGGCCCCCTGAAAGATCGCCGCAGTCCGGTCGCCGAATCTCACCACGCCCGCGATGGTGCCCTCGAGTTCTGACAGACCGGACGCCTTCAGCTCCTCCCAGCCTGCGGACATGCGCGCGAGCGCACCATCCAGTGCCAGACCCATGCGGGACCACACTTCCCTGGCCAGATCACCCAGCAGCCGGAACGCCGCGCCCACCCCGCCTGCGCCCGCGACCAGCCTTGTGAACTGGAACACCAGCTCGCCCGCACCGACGATCAGCGCGCCAATACCGGTGCGGATCAGGGCACCGCGCAGCACGACCAGTGCCGTCGCCAACCCGCGCACCGAAAGCGCCGCCGCTGCCAGCCCGGCCACCCAGCGCCCGGCCATGACGCCTGCAAAGGTCGCGGCGATGGACGTCAGCCGCCCGATGTTGTCAAAAAGCGCCCGGATTGCGATGCCCAGCGGCCCAGAGGTGCGCGCCACGCTCGCCAGCGCATTGGCCACCGCCTCCAGCGCCGGGGCGGCCGCTACCGCCAGCTGGTTCGAGACCCCGCGCCAGATCAGCCCCAGCCGGGAGATCGCGTCATTGGTGCGCTCGATCTGGGCGGCGTCCTGATCAGAGACCGCCACTCCGAAATCGCGCACATCGTCGCTGGCCTGGCGCAACGTCGCCGTGTCGATCCGGGTGAACACCAGTGCTGCGCGGTCGCCGAAAAGCTGCGAGGCGACAGCGGCGCGCTCGGCCTCTGGCACAAACTGGCCCAGCGCCTCCTGAATGGTGGCGATGCGTTGATCCAGCGGCAGGCGTTGCAGATCCTCAGCCGAGAGCCGCAGGCGGCGCAGGGCGTCCACGGCGGGGCCGGTCCCGGCAGCCGCCTGAGACAGCCGCCGCGTCAACTGCACGGTGGCCTGTTCGACCTGACCCATCGACACGCCCGCCAGATCGCCTGCGCGTTCCAGCACCTGAATGCTGGCCACGGTCGTGCCGAGTGAGGCCGCGAGCTTGGCCTGCGCGTCCACCGTTTGCAGCCCCGAGCGGATCATCGCGGCCCCGGCAGCGGCCAGCGCGGCGGTGGCAGCGGCCGCAGCCAGCGTGGCGCGGCGGGCGAATGCGGCGACGCGGGCATTGGCCAGATCCATCTCGCGGCTGAGACGGCCAAAGCCGCGCGCGCCAGCCGCGCCCACGCCCTCCAGCTCGGCGCGCACCTGGCGGCCGCCTTCCGCCACGAGGCGGACAGAGACCCTCTTCTCAGCCATCGCGGCTTCCTTCCATCTGTTCGTTGAGTTTGCGCACCATCACCGCCTCGATCTCGGGCAGCAGTTCGGCGGCGACGAGGGGGGCGATGCCCAGTGCGCGAGCGAGGGCAATTGCCGCGCCCATGTCCCAGCCCAGGACCGCGCCGGGGATCACCCGCAGCTGGCCGCCAAGGCGGCCGACCAGATCCCAGATCTGCCAGCCCTCGAAGCTCTGCGGACGGTTCAGCCGCGCCGGGCAGTCCGGGCAGGTTTGCGTGCAGGCCTGGCAGTATCGCTCGCCTCCGCCGAAGGACCACTCGGCAAGGGCGCAGAGCCGTTTTTTTCCGCGTCCAGAATAAGACCCCGCGCGACATAGGAGGTCTGGAAGGCTTCAAAAACCGGCCAGATCTCCAGCAGGGCATCGATGCCTTCCGGCGAAACGGGGATGATGTTGCCCGCGTCATCGCCGACACCTTCCCAGTCGAGCACGGCGCGGCGGGCGACGGCTTTGGCCATGGCCAGCGCCAGGTCTTCCTGGCTGGCATCCTGGGGCAGGGCCTCGACGGCGGCATCGGCGCGGGCCGAGACCATCAGCGCGGTGGTCAGAGGTGCGACCCGCAGGCGCAGGCCGGGGGCAAGCTCCAGCCATTCGGGGCTGGCGGTCAGGTTCAGGCGGATCATCAATAGGCCTCCACATCATTGATCAGGGTTGCGGTGCACATGCGGCCAAGGGTGCTGTCGCGCGCTGCCTGCCAGTCGAAGGTGGCCTGCACGCCCTGCGGTCCGGAAATCTCGATGCGGGGACGGGGCAGATAGACGGCGTGCACGGTGAAGCTGAAACTTTCGCCCGTGGGCAGGACATAGGCGAAACTGATCTCGGCGGGATCGCCGTTGATCGCCTGGCTCACCAGCGTGCTGTCCGCAAAGCGGACCTCAATCCGCCCCGTGAGTGCTGCGATGCTCGGGTCGGCCCCGTCGATCCTGCCGTCGCTGCGGATGGTCTCGATCCGGTCGAGGTTGTTGGCATAGGTGATCTCGGCCGAGACCACATTGCCCAGCGCCGTGCCATTCCGGCTGATCGCGCCGTTGAAATGGCCAAACCGCTTCAGCGCCTGATCGGCGGGCGTGCCCGCGCTGGTTGTCGTGGCGATGACTTCACCCTGCGCCACCAGCCGGGCGGTGGCCGTCAGCAGCCCCGAGCGCTGCACCTGCCAGCTGAGCTGATCCAGCACGCAGCCGGAATACATCGCAAAGCGCGGCACCTCGGGCATGCCGGTCTCGATGGACATCGAGGGCAGTTCCCATGCGCCCGATCGGAACTCATGGGTGTAGGGTGCCGCCGCGCCGGTTGTAACCGGATCGCCAAACGCCGCCTTGAGCCAGAACCCGAACCCCGCGGCATCGATCGGCACCACCACATCGCCATCCGCCGTCACCGCATCCTTGATCGGGGCGAGGGGATCGCGGCCATAGCCCAGCAGTTCGCTGTTCAGCAGCGGTTGCTCCGATCCCAGCGAGGTGCTGGCGAAGGGCATCCTGGTGAAGCCGCCAGCGGGCGGGGTGCCGTAAACTGTCTCAAAGCCGAGCGCCATCTGCGCCCGCGCGCCTTGCGCACGTGCCATGGGGGTCTCCTGTTGTTGGGGGTGTCAGGCCAAGGGGCCGGTAGTGGTGTAATGCAAGACGATGGTGATCACCGCCGCCTTCAGCGCCGCCGCGCCCTCGATGGGCAGATCGACCGAGGCCGGGGCTTCCGGTTCGACCCAGTCGCAGAGGCCGCCAAGTGTGCGGTCGGCCTCCAGCGCAGTGCCGATGCTGGCGATCAGATCATCGAAGGCGCTGGCCCGGCCGGTGCCCGCCTGGACAACAACCTCCAGCTCGGCCCGGTGCTGATAATGGTAGCGCAAGGGCGACAGCGTGACCTCTGGCTCTCCGGGTAGGCCGTCGCGCAGGATGATCAGCCCCGCTGCCGGGATCCGCTCGGGAAGCACCTCGTCACGCAAGGTGAGGGCGGCAAGTGGCTGCAGCCGCGCGTGCAGCGCGGCGAGGACGAGTTCGCGGATGGTGGGCATCACATCTCACAGGTGTCCGCACCCTGTTGACAGATGCGGCATGACGCGCTATCTTCACAAGTGTTCGCACCTTGTGGAGATTCGCGATGGTTTCCGAAAATACGACCCGGGTTTCATTCCGGCTGAAGAACGACATCCACGATCTGATTCAGAAGCTTTCTGCCGATGCAGGCATTGATCCATCCGCGTTCATGCAACGCGCTCTCGAACGGGCGGTCTATGCGCATCTTCCACCTGAGCGTCAAAAGGAACTGGATGATACCGAAGCGCTCTATGCGGTAGCACAACAAAAGGCCCGCGAGGTTTTCAATTCCGGTCGGTTCGATGAACACTTTACGCTGACTGTGTTTGGCGAGTTGATGACCGATCCGAAGGCCCGCGCGCTTTATGAGGAGGTCATCGGTGCTGACGCCTATACCGATGGCGCTCCCAAGAAGACGCCACTGAACATGTATCTTGGCTGGTACATCAAGAACGCAATCGATGCTGAGCCATTGCTGGACGATGCCGGGAAGCCGCGAAGGGCATTCGTCAAGGGTCAGCCCATTAAGAGCTACACGCTCTTGAAGTCGGCGAAATCCGCCTCGTCGGGCAGCGCTGCGTCACGCATTTCGAGGAACTGAACCATGGCCGACCACAAGAAAGTTCTCGCATCGATTGCTGCTGCGACCGATCCGGAGAAACTTCGGACCCTTCGCGAAAACGCACGACGACTTGGAGTTCCCGAGGTGGATGAGGCGGCCTTCAGAAGGTTGGTCGAAATCCTGCCCGAAGAGACGCCCGGCAGCATCGAGCACGACTTCTGGAAAACCATCCATGCCTTCGAAGAGATCCTGCGAGATGAACGCGGCAAGACAGTGAGGCTTTCGCGCACTCGGCAAAAGATCGACCGGGTCGGTGTGATGCGGACACTGATCGATTTTGCAGTGAGCAAGGCACCAACGGACGGTTTCAACATGCTGATTGAGCGCGGATTGCCGGAACTCACCGGAGAAGCACTTGTTCTCAAACACAGCGGCCACTTTGAAACTGCGGTGTTGGAAGCAGCTAAGTCCAGATTGGAAGGTGCCGGGGTTGATACATCGAAGCTGTGGCCTCAGTCCTGAAAGCTTAGGCATCGACTGGTTTTAGGGCGTTTTCCAATTCGCCACGATCAGCCCCGGCACGCCGTCCACCGCGCGTTCAGCATCCCGCGCCAGATCGAGCCGCTTGCGCAGTTTGACCTGCGGCACCAGCAGGAAGATCGGCACTGTGGTCAGCCCGCGCTCCGTCTTCGATCTGGACGCCACCGCGCGACCCTTGGTATTCAGCCGCCCCTCGGCCACCAGCAAGCTCGGCCCGCGGCGGCGAAAGACAAAGCGCAGCCGCAACCCCGTGCGGCGTTCCCATTCGCCGGGGGTGATACGACCGCCGCGAGTCGATTTCCCGGCAGCCGGAGTGGGGATCGCCAGCCAGAACCCATTCCTTGAGCGGATCAGCGGACCGGTATCATGCGCGCCGATGATCACCGGGGCCTTGGACCAGACCAGCGCCGCCGCGTTCAGACTGTCGCCGGATTTCGGGAAGCTGGCGAGGCGGATGGAGTTGCCCAGTCGCGTGCCAAGCCCCGCGCCGGTGATCTGGCCGCGCCAGGCGGATTTCAGGGAGGTGCCTGCCTCGC